CCCTCCGCATACCTCTCAGATGCTGCCAGACAGAACTTTAGTTGCCTTTCGTAGTCTTCCTTCGTCCATTCATACTTGTGTCCTTTACGGTCCAAATAGAGACCTTCTGGACGCACATAGAAAACCTCTTCGGGTTTCAGGTCACCAGTCGCAACCTTCAATACACGACGACCAGTATAACGCTGAGACTGAACATCAAAAGATACTCCAACACGATGAGTTCGTGCCTGTACCATTACATTATGAACAAACCCAACACAGTCCATAGTAATTGCAGGATGCTCTAGAGGTCCCCAGTGCCCTCTCTCATTTGCAAGTAACTGTTCAATAACCCATTTACCACATTCCTTTTCCGCAGGAGGAAACTTAGTGTGAATAGGGTCTTCACTATAATCATTCTTACCTGCCTGATAAACAAGAGTTTGTGGAAGTTGTGTTTGACGGATCATCACAACTTTCATATAACGGTCAAGTTCTAAAAGGTCTTTTGCTTTGATAGGTCTCATCTCAATCCTCTTCTTCGCAGTAAATTTCGTCGTAATCTGTTATGTAATTTGAAATTTCTTCGTATTGTAAGTTAGTATCTGATTCATAAAGTTCAGATTTCAGACAATCCAATAGAGACTCCATGTTTCTTACTATAAGCTTTAAACGTTCTTTATCCATCTTTATCAACCTGAACAAAGGTAATTATACACAAAAAAAAGAGACCTGTCAAGGTCTCATCTCTCAATATAAGTTAGTTTATGATTGGTTGCATAGAGTTGTTGAATGATAATATCGCATCCAATCTTTGGGTTGCAGTCTCCACAAGTATAAACATCAGCAGCTGCTCTGCCTTCTTCAGGCCAAGTGTGAATGCTTATATGACTTTCAGACAACAAACATAAAACAGTAACTCCTTGTGGATCAAACTTTTTTGAGATTGTTTGAATTACAGTAGCACCACTTGCTGCTGCAGCATTTTCTAATAAATCTATAAGACAATACTCGTCATTCAAAAGAACAAATGAGCAACCATAAAGGTTTAGTAAATAATGCTTACCCATTAATCTAAAGGATTATCCTCTGCTTCTTTGATCAATGAACTTATAAGTGTTTCTGTACCGTCCATAGTTTTTATCGTATACAGAGATGATTTCTTATATTTTTTAATTTTTTTATATTGTTTCAATATAACATCCACATAATCAAAATCAATTGTGATGTTAGCATTTTTTACATCACTACCAAATCCTGTACTCATTTTTTTTTCCTTTTTTCTGTTTTCTGGTATCCCCAAAGTCTTGGATTAACTCTTCCATATCCAAAGTCAATTCTTTGAACTGCACCTGGTCCATAGGTATCATAGTACATATCAAACAAACTAGATTTTTTACCACATCGGGTTAAATCAACATAATATTCTTCATTTACAAGATACCAAATTAGATATGCATCATTTGGAAAGGATGAATCTTTTGCCTTTTCAATAGTTGTTTTTTCAAGAAGAATTTCACATCCATATTCACGAGGCAGAATTTCTTTATTAATTTTTTTCTTTTCTGCCATTTTTTCTCTCTCTTCTGTTGCGATACTCACGAACGATTGCCCCATTGAATATCAGGAAATGATTCTTTTACATTTTCAAAAGTTAACTTATATTTATCAGTAAGTTTTTTATCTTTTGTAAGAATTAAAACTTCAGATTCTTTTGGATGAAGTCCTTGAAGAAGGTTAATAAACATCATTTCCCTACGAATAGTTGAAAGAGTGTCGTTTCCTCCCTTTACATAATGATAAAGATTTTGATATTCCTTACGGAGAGAAGTACGTCCTCTTCCTTGAAGGTCTTGTACGGTTGCAGATTCTCCACCAGATGCTTCTCTAGAAAGATTCTGTGAGAGAGTTCCTGAGTAAACATTCTGGTCTTTTACATCACCATAAGGAACATCTCCTTCTGGAAGAAGTGAAATTACAGTCTCATCAAAATTCCAAATCAAAACAGACTTGAGTGAATCGTGCTCATAAGTCTTCAAAACTTCAATTTTTTTAGCATTACTTCTTTGTTTTGAAGCAAGTTCTAAAATTTCAAATACAAAAGGATTTGATGGAAGAGTTTCAATCGGTTTTTCAGTAGTCGTTGGCTTTGTCTTTGTTGTGGTCATAATAGATTTATCCAATCAGTTTTAATTTAGTGAGTATTATTAGTTAGTCATCTTCATCATCTTCGTCATCATCAAAATATCCTTCCTCAAATCTAACAGCAACAACTTCATCAGGTATGACTTGTCCGTTTTCATCAAAAAATTCTGGATGTAGGTAAGGAGGTCTAGATTCTAACAAATGTCTATAAGTTAACCAACCAATTATGCTCCCCACCATAAAAAATAGCAAAGTAAACATTATTGTAAATGTGATTACATATGCGGATCCCATTTGTCTTCTCCCGAGAGTTTGTTTTTTCTAACATCAAAGTGAAATTCTATAAAGAAATGAAACTCCCTATGAAAGAGAGAAATCATTTTACCAAACTTCACTTGAAAAGTCTTTGGTTTTGATTCTCTCTTCCTCCTATTTCTTAGTAATAACTCAACTCCCCGATTGATTTCGGGTTCTGAGTTATTTAGGTTGTTGTTTTTTTCTTCTTCCTGGTCGTTTGTCATGACTATACTTCCAAGCATCTTCTAGAATGCCGTACAAATAATTTCGTATTTTTCTTGCCTGAGGTTTTGGAATGTGACCATATCCTTCACGAAGTTGTTTATGAATGTTATCATCACCACCCTCAAGATAATCATCAAGGTCCATTACAAGACTGCTCAGTTCATTTGCAGTTGAGCTTTCAATAAACTCTTCAACTTGTCTTCTTAATGCACCCTTAACTTTTAAATAATCATAAAACTTCAATACATACTGACCTTTAAAACAAAGATCAATTGCTTTTTCCACATCATAGTAAACTTCGTTAAAGGTTGATTCCATTAGACTAGATTTTGCTCCTTAAGGTACTTAACTGTATCTGTACATCCACCTAGATGTTGTTGATCGTTTAAGATTACTTGAGGAAATGTAGATCCTTCTCCAAACTCAGAGTAAAATCCTTCACGATTAAAATCTGTTCCAAGTGTATAAACGACATGTTCAAGGTTTGTTAACTGTAGCACCTGTTTTACTTTAGTGCAATAGGGACATCCATCTTTAGAGTAAACTGTAAATTTCATAATACTAACTTGCGTTGTTTCTTCGTGGTCTGTAAATGTATATATTCTGTGGTTTTTCTGGTTTCATCCAGTCATCTATTTTATTTAAACTATCTTCATTATAAAAGTCTTGTTGGACATACCATAGTTTCCAGTGTTCGTGCCCCTTGGATTGATTACAAGAATGGCAACAAGCAACTACATTTGTTTTAATATCAAGTCCACCTTTACACTGAGGGAGAATATGATCAAGTGTAATGTTTTCTTCTGACTCACAATATGCACACTTGTGTTCCCAGTAATCTTTTATATTTGTCCTCCACATTCGTTTTGCTTCTGAACTTGTGATTGCTTCAAGATTATATAAAAGTTCGTCTGAAGTGGAGTAAAGTTGCATTCTTAAGATGCGTACCAAAAATATTTAGGATTCATCTGATTTATTCCCGCCATAGTTGAATCCCCAGTAAATAATATAGAGATCAAAGAAAACATTAAACCAATTGATATTTTGCATCATACTACTACAGGTTTTTGCTGACCCTCTGGAAGTTGAGGTGCTTGAGAAGAGACCACAGGGTTCTTGTTTGAGTTTTTAATGACGATAAAGGCATCAGATTGATAAGTAACCGTCCCATAAGGTTTTGCCCACTTTGGATTTGCATCTGGGTGGGTTGCAGTTCCTGTTGCAGAACAACCACCAACATTCACCTCAAAACTATCATCCCCAGTCCAACCTAGAGAACGCATTACCTCAAATACATCTTTCATCACATACTGAAACTTTGATTCTTCTCTGGATGCTGCGGCAAGGTCATCAATCATTTTTGTATAAAGGTCATCAATATTCTTCCTACCAGCACGGAAGTCATTTCCATAATCATCAAAAGTTTTCTTGGTAATTTTAGACATAAAAAATGAGGAGATTTCTCTCCCCATCTTACTAAACTATTCAGGAAAAGTCAATTGATAGTATTATTCTTTCCATCGTTCTTAACAGTACCATCGGAACCAGAGAACTTATTATTACTCACCACATTATAGTCGGCAAAGTCCCCGTTGTCTATACTACTTCCAAACTTATGCCCGTCATCAGCACTACAATAATTACGGTTTCCATCCCGAGAACCTAACCAAATTCCATAGTTACCCCAATTTAATCCAGTCAAATTAAAGTTATTATTCTCAATTACATTATACTGTGGAGATTGATGTCTGACGGTTCCACCTTCACCACAATTTCTATAGAGATATACTCCACCACCAACTGCTTTCTCAAAAGTATTACCAGTGATTTGATTATGTGCTGAACCATCTACGGCAATCACTTCACGAACTCTAAATGTTGCACTTCCTTGCACATTAAAAGTATTATTACGAATAGTATTATAAGCACTCTCAGCATCCAAATAAATTACAGTTGATACAGTGTTTCCAATAAATTTAGAATTTTTAATCGTTACTCTGGTAACTCCCGGTGCAAGATACAACGGAACTCTTTGTACTCCTTCTATTGTTAGATTGGAAAGAAGAACATTTGATGGTGCTGCTGCTTGTGCTCTTTCGGTGTGCCCTGCCTTATAGGAAGATTCTTTGACCTTTTCATCCTCACCATTCATTCCAAGTCCAAGAACACGAATAGAACCTTTGAGATTACAGTTCTTAATTGTTACATCTTTGATTGAAGAACTGATACGAATTTCGGTTACCTTTCCTTCGTTAAAATTCTTGCCCTTACAATCAATTACAGTTCCACTCTTTGTGACTTTATGAACCTCATAAGGTATTGGTATTTGTTCTTCTTTACAGGATACTAGAAGTAGTGGTAGAAGTACCAACAGATATTTGAGTTTCATTTTTCTTTAAATCATTATAGGTATGTAGTTGAGGCCAGGTGTCTCTGATGATCTCTGCGAGTTTATGTGGAGTTGTGGAGGATATCATATCAGAGACATTATGAAAAGGAAGATACCGAAACTTATGAATGTTGCGAGGATTGTGAACATTATTGGTCGTAAAGTTTTTCTAGTCTTTCTTTGGTGAGGTCAACATATAAAAGTTCATCACCTTCTTTTGGTGCTTCTGGGTGTTGAGGTTTTCTTGGAGTTCTCATTTCCTTATTAATGGATTGGATGTTTCCCCACATCATTGCGAAGGCACCTCCTGCGATGACTGCGAAGAATGTGAAGTATAGGAGTGGGTTCATCTTATTTAAATCCTCCAGATTTACTTTTCTTTTTTGTTTTTTTGTCCAATACTTCTCCGTGACTTAGGAGTTGTTTTGGGTATTGAAACCATGCTGCCATAAAATCTTGATGATCCTCAAATACTTTGGTCTCACCATTTGAATACACTAACTTATAATCATGGCGATTATAAAGTTCATTAGAAGTTTGTTCAAACCATTGAAGTACATTTTCTTCTGGTTCTAAGTTTCCAACCATAATTTGTTTCTTATTATAAAAAAAGGAACTCCGAAGAGTTCCCTTATTATACCATTATTTGGTTTTTATATCAACCGATTGTAGGAGCACGAAGAGCAACCGAAGTTGTTTCAGTGCTGGCCAAATCTAAAGGAAAATTATGTGCATTTCTTTCGTGCATTACCTCAAGGCCGAGTCCAGCACGATTTAATGTGTCCGCCCAAGTAGGAATTACTCGGTTTTGACTATCAACGATGGACTGGTTAAAATTAAAACCGTTGAGATTAAAAGCCATCGTGGATACACCAAGAGCGGTGAACCAGATGCCCACAACAGG